GTCTGGACAGTGAGTGGCTCTCTTGGTGACTACCTCCTCAAAGAGGAAACTGTCAAGAGACGCGCACCAACACTCCCCGGGGAGGGCGGTGGGTTGACTATAAAAGCGAACTTCCGCTTTGACCAGTTTACCCGCGCTACTGATGCAGTAACGTTAGCAATTAACGCCCTGCACTCTATCGGATTTTCAAACGGTCCGATACCTCGTCTTTTCATTCGTTAATCGCAGCTCAACTTGGGAGTTTCCCAAAATGGCATTGACAGTAAACGCAAAGACTTTCAACGCGGACAACTTCGGCGTAAACGCCGTAGGGTACAACGGTCCAGCGCATACGCTCTCGGCGAAAGATGATATTCGCCTTGCTCGTACGTCGCCGAAACCGACTGCACTGTTCTCCGGTGTGGGTCGTACCTCCGCAAAACTCGTACGCACTCTGACGCTGACTGGAGCTCTGACCCCTTCCGGGGACAGCATTCTCGACATCAGCGTGTCTGTGCCTGTCGGTGCGGCGTCTGCTGACATCGATGCAATACTGAACGACATGGGCTCGTTTTTGGCGAGCGCGACGTTCAAGACGCACGTGAAATCGCTGCAGATCAGTTTCTGACATGCAGCGCGGTAACGTAGTCTTGGGCATCATCATCACACTTGTTATACTTGTGATGTTTGTCGTTTGGGTATCGTCCGTCAAGGACGTATTCTGCCACTTAGGAGATCGTAATGAAATCCGCCGTACAGAAGCATCTCAGCAGATGTAACCGTACCATCAAGAGCACCGCCTGGGTAAACTACCAGCGTCTCTTGAAATTGTTGCTCGAGTCCTACAGCCAATACGAAGTCACCCACACGCTACTGCAGAAACTTGCAGTTGCAGATTGGTACGACCTCGTTGAAACTGCTGATTTAATCTCGTCCACGACGTACCGGACGGCACAGGAGCACCTTGTGCTAAATCAGATTGCTGCAGTAATACGGAAATACCCTTTCCCTGAAGGTCTAGTAACTTATAAACCCCGGGAAAAGGCTATGGAGCTCTTCTTAGCTAGCGAGCATAAATGCAAGCGTGTTAATCAGAGGTTCCGTGCGTATGATACTGTACGCTCCCCGCATGAGTCAGCCATTCACATGGCTTCCTCGTGGATCTCTTTTGTCCTTGGCGATCTTCTGCTAAAGGATATCTGGGATCACTGCAGCTTTGGCCCCGGCGCCTCAATAGGTGTAGGCGGAAATGCTACCAACTCTGCCCGCAAACTTCTAGCGGAAGAGTGGTCCGTCACGCCCGGCGCAGTAGAATATGCACACGCTGCTTTTAGTTGCGACCCGTTAATCAGGGAGATGTTACTGAAACACCCTGAAAGTCGCTTCTATTCTGAGAACCAGTTCGTATTTCGCGAGCTCTTCCTCAGGCGCGTACGCGTAGTCGAAAGCAATAAAATCTCGTTCGTGCCCAAGACAGTGAAGGTCGAAAGGACCATAGCTGTCGAGCCGATCCTCAATGGGTATCTTCAGAAAGGGGTTGACGAAGTGATGCGTAAAAAGCTTCGCCAAGTCGGCATCAATCTGAATGACCAGACTAAGAATCAGGAACTTGCCCGTCAGGGCTCGTTACCTGGTCAGTCTGATCCGTACGTGAC